TTTGAATAAATATAATTATGTACAAACCATTACCAGATTCAGTAGAAATTAGAAAATCACCTATTCATGGAGTAGGATTATTTGCAAAAACACCTATTAAAAAAGGAATACATTTAGGTGTTTCTCATGTCTATGCTCCAGGCTTTGATGGAGGGCATATTCGTACACCAGTAGGTGGATTTATCAATCATAGTGATACTTCAAATTGTCATAAAATAGAATCACCAGAAGAGTCAGTAATTACCTATTATTCTCTAGTTACTTCAAGAGATGTAGAACAAGATGAAGAATTAACAGTTACTTACACACTATATAATGTATAAATTGAAGGATTACCTAAATTCCATCAATCATACCAAAGAACCATTGATGGACTCAGAAGATGTGATGTGGGAGAAAAAATATTCTCCTTTTATATCAAATCGTTGTCTGTATCCCCACCTAGATACCATCCTATTAGTTAATGAAATGAATGTTTACAATGGTTTAGATCGTAAACTTCAGTTCCATTTTCTACTAAATAGTGTTAGGTCAAAGAAACGATTTGCTCCTTGGCTTAAAACATCGAAAATTAAGAATTTAGAATTGGTAAAAGAATATTTTGGATATAGTGATCAGAGAGCTAAAGAAGTTTTGAATGTTCTCACAGATAAGGATATATCCTATATGGAAACAAAATTAAATAAAGGTGGAAATGGATGAAGAATTAAATTGGACTCCAACTGATATGTTAGAAGTTACCCTAAAAGAGCCTGATGATTTTTTGAAGGTTCGGGAAACTCTATCACGAATTGGTGTTGCATCTCGTAGAGAAAAGAAGTTATGGCAGTCTTGTCATTTACTCCATAAGAAAGGCAAATATTACATTGTCCATTTTAAGGAACTTTTTGTATTGGATGGAAAAAAATCAAGCCTAACAGAAAATGATATTGAACGAAGAAATACAATTGCCAATCTTCTACATGAGTGGGAGTTGGTGAAACTTGTTACTCCAGAAAAAGCACAACCAACTGTTCCAATACGACAGTTAAAGATTCTTCCTTTTGGTGAGAAGAATGAATGGGACTTGCAAGCAAAATATAGTATTGGTAATGTTGGAATAAAATCAGTTAGTGAACATGAAGCTAAAGGAGCTACAGAGATTGACGATAAAGTATTTGAATAATGCTGGTGTAGCTCAGTTAGTAGAGCAGCTGATTTGTAATCAGCAGGTCCGGGGGGCAGAGCCTCGCACCAGCTTAAGGAGATGATATGAATATAAAGGTTGTAAGATTAATTTCAGGTGAAGAACTTATTGGTGATTGGGATGATGAGAAATATACAATTACTAATCCAGTTATAATGGTTCCTGTTGCTAAAGATCAATTAGGATTTTCACCTTGGATTCCATATGTAGAAGAAGAAGAAGTACCGTTAAAGGAACAACATATTGTAACAATTTTAACTCCTGATAATAAATTGCAGAATGAGTATAACAGAGTATATGGCTCTGGTCTTATAGTACCAGATGCTGATAAAATTATTCATTAAGTTTTCCTTGTTTTTTGCTCTGTTTTTTGGTATAATTATATTATGAAGTTTTATACTTACATTGGAATGTTGAAGAATCAAATATATGTACGAGAGATTTCTGCGGATAAAGAGTATTCATTTAAAGAAAACTTTCAACCCACCATGTACACCACAGCACCATCAGAGAAATGTGATTACACTACTCTTGATGGAACACCAGTTGGTCATATCAAGTTTGATAATATTGCTTCTTGTAAAGATTTTATAAAACAATATAGTGGTACAACCAATTATCCAATTTTTGGTAATACTAATTATATTGTGCAATATATTTCTGAAAAGTATCCAAAAAAAATCCAATGGAATACAAATAAATTACAAATCTATACAATAGATATTGAAGTATCAGCTGAAGATGGATTTCCAAATATTCAATCAGCTGCATCAGAAGTCACAGCCATTACGGTACATGATAGTGTGAGTCAAACTTATTATGTATGGGGAACTAATGGTTATGTGCCACATGATGATACAAAGAAGATTAGTTATAGTGAGTGTGATGATGAAGATGAAATGATTGAATATTTTCTTCAATGGTGGGAACATAATTATCCACATATTATTACAGGGTGGAATTGTAAGTTCTTTGATATTCCATATCTGGTTAATCGTATTAAGTATCTTGACAAGAGGCCTTCCAGATTATCACCAATAGGTTTGATAAATGATAGAAATGTATTTATAGCTGGTAAAGAGAATCAGTATTATACTATATTTGGTATTTCAACATTAGATTATATTGATCTGTATAAAAAGTTTACATATAAGATTAGAGAATCATATCGTCTGGATTACATTGGTTCAGTAGAACTTGGATTAAAGAAACTAGAAGTTGGAGATGTACAGGGATATGATTTGTATAAGACCAACTATCAAAAATTCATTGAGTATAATATTCGTGATGTTGAGATTGTAGAGAAGCTTGAGGAGAAGATGAAGTTGTTGGAGTTGGTAATTACTCTGGCATATGAATCTAAGATTAACTTTGAAGATGTATTCTCTCCCGTGAGAACTTGGGATGCTATCATTTATAACTTTTTGAAAAAAAGAAATACTGTTATTCCACCTCCACAAAAACAAGATGAACGAAAAGAAATTATTGGAGCATATGTCAAAGAACCACAGGCTGGTTTACATAAATGGGTGGTTAGTTTTGATCTCAATTCTCTATATCCACATCTTATTCAACAGTACAATATAAGTCCAGAAACTTTATATGATGGAGTTGTGTGTGCAGATTCCAAAGATATTGGAGTGACAGGATTGTTGGAGCAGAAATTAGATACAGAATATTTGAAAGAGAAGCAGTTGACACTTACTCCAAATGGTCAACATTTTAGTTTAAAGAAAAGGGGATTTCTTCCACAGTTGATGGAAGATATGTATAATGAACGGGTAGAGTTTAAAAAGAAGATGTTGCAAGAGCAACAGAAATTGGAGGATGGTAATTACACGAATAAACAAACAGTTATTAATAACATATCCAGATGTAATAACATTCAGATGTCCAAAAAGATTTTGTTGAATAGTGCTTATGGTGCATTAGCTAATCAACATTTTCGTTATTATTCGTTGGAAATGGCTGAGGGTATAACGACAGCTGGCCAACTTGCAATTCGTTGGGTTGATAAGAGTATAAATACATATATCAATAATCTACTTCATACAGAGGGCATAGATTATGTCGTTGCATCAGATACGGATAGCATATATATCACATTTGACAGATTGGTTTCTCAGGTCTTTAAAGAGGAAAGTGATTCTGGACAAACTTCAAAAATTATCTCCTTCCTTGATAAGATCAGTAAAGATAAAATTGAACCATATATCAATAGCTGTTATCAAAATCTTCATTCGTATGTAAACTCATATGCACAAAAGATGCATATGGGACGAGAAGTTATTGCTGATAAAGGAATATGGACAGCAAAGAAAAGATACATACTTAATGTTTATGATTCGGAAGGGGTAAAATACAAAGAGCCCAAATTAAAAATTATGGGTATTGAAAGTGTCCGTAGTTCTACGCCTGAATGGTGTCGTGATAAGATTAGAGAATTGATTGGTGTAATTATAAATACAGATGAAGCTACTGTTATGCAAAGTATATTAGAGTATCGTGAAAAGTTTACAGCATTATCTTTTGACCAGATAGCATTCCCACGATCAGTTCATGGTATAGAAAAATATTCATCAAATAAAAGTATATATAGTAAAGGAACACCAATCCAAGTGAGAGGTGTTTTATTGTATAATCATTTATTAAGAAAACATAAGTTAACAAAAAAGTATCAAGCAATTCGTGAAGGTGAGAAGATTAAGTTTGCATATTTAAAAGAGCCCAATCCACTTCAAGAAAATATAATTTCTGTTTCAACACATCTTCCAAAAGAATTTAAATTGGAAAAGTATATTGATTATGATTTACAATTTGATAAAGCTTTTCTTCAACCAATTAAAAATATTTTAGATGTGATTGGATGGAAAACAGAAGAGCAGGGTAGCTTGGAATCTTTCTTTGGCCCTGTTAATTAGGAGTTTATTATGGCAACAAAAGATATTGTTAAACATTTAATAAAGGTAAGTGAAAATGATATTGCTAGCGTTGTATCTGCTGGGATTATTGGTGATTGTTCTACTTTTGTGGATACTGGTTCGTATTCTTTAAATGCGTTATTGTCTGGTTCTTTATATGGTGGAGTGCCATCAAACAAGATAACTTGTTTGGCTGGTTCAGAATCAGTTGGTAAAACATTCCTGGCATTAAGTATAGCAAAGAATTTTTTAGAAAAAGAGAAGAAGGGTGTTATTGTTTATTTTGAGAGTGAAGGAGCATTGACATCTGATATTATTAAAGAGAGGGGTATAGATACTAATCGTTTTATTGTTCTACCAGTAGCTACAGTAGAAGCATTTAGAACACAAGCAATCAAGATTATTGAGAATATGGATGAAGATTATAAGATAATGATGTTTCTTGATTCATTGGGTAATCTTTCTACGAGAAAAGAGATGGAAGATTCTGCTAGTGGTTCTGATAAACGAGATATGACCAGAGCTCCTATGATTCGTGGAACATTTAGAACTTTGTCATTGAAATTAGCAAAGGCAAATATTCCTTTAATTGTTACAAACCACACCTATGACAAAGTGGGGAGTTTGTTTCCACTGAAAGAGATTTCTGGTGGTGGTGGAATCAAGTATGCAGCTTCTGTGATTGCTACTTTAGCAAGAAGAAAATATAAAGATGGTACAGAAGTTCTAGGTAATATTATCAAGGCAAAATTGGTTAAGGGTCGTATGACCAAAGAAGAATCTATTATGGAATTTCTTCTTGATTATAAAAAAGGATTAGATAAATATTATGGATTGATTCCTCTTGCAGAGAAGTATGGTATTTTTAAGAAGGTATCAAC